GAAGGCGGTCGCAAACTGCGGCGAGCGTTTCGTGAAGTTGGCGACGACATGAGCGACCTCAAAGAGCTGCACAAACGCCTCGCCGACGACGTCGCAGACTCAGCAAAACGCAAAGTGCCGGTCAGGCCTGGGCCAAACGGAGGTCGCCTCCAGCGTTCGATTCGAGGCTCGGGCACGAAAACCGCTGCCCGTGTCCGTGCCGGCAACAACCGCAAATCCGGGCCAAGCTCGGTGCCATACGCCGGGCCGATCCATTTCGGCTGGGGCGCTCGAGGCATACGCCCGCAGCCTTTCATGTACGACGCGCTCGACGATCGCCGTGAAGCTGTCGTCCGAGCCTACGACGACCAAGTCCGAGAGATCATCCGGAAGGCGTTCTAGGATCAGGTCATGGCTGTCGGCACCAGCGTCATAAACGTCGCCATTCTCGGCGATTCCAAGAACTTCCAGCGGTCGCTGACCGGCGCACAAACCCAGCTGCAAAAGTTCTCAAGCGCAGCCAAACTCGCTTTTGCTGGTGCGGCGATCGCTGGCGGCAAAATGGCGATCGACATCGGTGGCGACATCGAAACGATGCGCAACAACATCATCGCTGGCACTGGCGCATCCGGCGACGCCCTCGACGGCCTGATCGACTCCGCACGCAGCGTCGCCACCGACGTGCCAGACTCGTTCGACGACGTGTCACGCGCCCTCGCCGACGTGTCTACCAACTTTGGCACGACTGGCAAACAACTCGAGGAACAAACGCAGCTGTTCCTTGACTTTGCACGCGTCGCTGGCACCGACGTTTCGCAAGCAATCACCATCGCCGATTCGGCGCTCACCGTGTTCGGCGAAAACAACGCCGACGAAGCCCTCGGCGACCTGCTCCGAGTCGCACAGCAAACCGGCCGGCCACTTGACGAGCTCCTCGGCAGCGTCGAACAGTTTGGACCCGTGTTCGCCAATATGGGTTTCTCGCTTGAGGAAACCACAGCGCTCATGGGCGGCCTCGAGCAGGCAGGCATCGACGTCACCCGCATCTCACCGGGCCTCAACAAGTTCGCACGCGACATCGCCGCAGCGGGCGGCGAACCACGCGAAGCGCTGGAGGAAACTGTCGCCGCTATCCAGGCCGCCACCAGCGACACCGAAGCGCTGAATCTTGCCACTCAAGCGTTCGGGGCCGAGGGCGCACAACGCCTGTCCGCAGCCATCCGCAGCGGCAACTTTGACCTTCAGAACTTCGGCAACCTACTCGGCGACGGTACGGGCCTTGTCGCACAACAAGCCGACGGGATGCTGACGCTCAGCGACCGGTTCGCTGTGCTCACAAACCGTGTCAAAGTCGGCCTGATGCCAGCGATTGAAGCTGTGCTCGTCGTCATCGAGGACCTGGTCGCAGCATTCAGCGAAGAAGGTCTCGCCGGCGTCGTCACCGTGCTACGCACGAAGCTCGCACCGATCGAAGATTGGATGAAACGCAACAAACCGATCATCGCAGGCGTCGCAACCGTCATCGGTGTCGTGCTCGTGACCGCCATCTACTCGCTCATCACAGCGTTCCTGGCGCTTCTCTCACCGTTTGTGCTCGTCACTGCCGCTGTCGCCGCTGTCGTCGCTGGCATTGTGTACGCCTACGAAAACTTCGAGACGTTCCGCAACATTGTCGACACGGTCGTGAGCACCGTCGTGACAATCATCCAGCTGCTCTACGAACGCATACGAGCCAACATCGACCTGATCGTTGGCATCTTCCAGTTCCTCAAAGACGACGTCGGCGGCGTACTCAGCGACATCATCGACGCCATCGGCGAGCTCATCTCGTTCGTCATGGACCTGCCCAACAAGTTCCGTGACGCCATCACCGGCATCTTCAATGCCCTCTACGACGTCGGCAAAGCGATCGTCGACGGCATCATCGCCGGTATCAAAGCCGCACCGGGCGCAGTCATGTCAGCCCTTGAGTCGCTCATACCAGGCGGCTCGATCATCGGCGAAGCCATCGGCGGCATCGGCGGCCTTATCAGCAACATTCCCGGTCTGGCCGAAGGCGGGATCGTGACAGGCCCAACGTTGGCGCTGATCGGCGAGGCCGGCCCGGAGGCTGTGGTGCCTCTGGATCGTGTTGGCGGCATGGGTGGCGGCATGAACGTGACCGTGAACATGCCGCCCGGTTCCGATGGTGCCGACGTGGTGGCAGCGTTGCAACGTTACGCACGGGCGCATGGCGGTACGGTCCCGATCCTGACCGGACAGCTCTGACATGGCGACCTGGGCGTGGGCGCTCACGTTTCAGCCGGTCGACAAGGACGGCGGGCCGAACCCGGCTGCGGTGCCGATCGGTGACGTGTTGGGCGCTTCCGTGTCCTATGGCAAACGGGGCGACGCCCTGACGTATTCGGGCGGCACGATGGTGCTCGAGCTCGACAACACGACGAGCAAGTACACGCCCGACGCTGGCGGCACCTACTCGAACGCTCGGTTCCTCGGTGTCGAGGTTCAGCTGTACGCCGACGTAACCGGGGCAGGCGCACCGACTTGGACTCACGGCCCGCCAGCAGCGTTCACCGGTGTCGTCGCCGACATCCAGTACAAGTTTGTCGATACGTACGAGGCAACTGTGACGGTGACCGTGGTGGACGCCTTGACGATGTTGGGCACGTTGGCTTTCCAGTCTGGGCTGTCGGTGTCGTCAGGAACCGCCGAAGCCGAGCTCGACGCTGTGCTCACTGCCGCAACGTCGATCAGCGCACAGATCGACCAGAACGCTGTGGTGAACCCGTCGGGCGACGCCGGCGACACGCTCCAGGCCGTCAGCAGCTACACGGGCACTGCTGGCGCGTTGTTGACGACGATCGAGCACAGCAACGGCGGCGACGTGTACGTGCGCCACGGGCTGCCTGTGGACGGCACGACACCGTACAACTCGGTCACGTTCCGATCGAGGGGTCAGGTGCCGATCAGCGAAGCCGTGACCGGCGTAAATGAGCTGACAGCGCTGAACCTGTGGGATGCCCGCCTTGCCACCTCGGGCACGGAACCGCACTACTTCCAGACTGTCGACTTCGCGAGCGGCACGACCGCCTCATACTCGCAGGCGGCGTTCACCTCAGTCGGTGGTACTGAGCAGACAGCCTCGGCCAATATCGCAGCGTTCGGTGCCCGCAACATTTCGCGCAGCGGACTGCTGTGCACAACCGACGCCGCGACTCTGACGATCGCGCAAGCGTTCCTCGAGCAGTACGGCACCGACGGCGCACCGCCGCTAAACGTGCGCAACATTGGCATGCAGCCCATCGTTGAGGGCGACAACGACGGCTGGCAGCTCGTAAAGTACAGCGTCGGCGACAGTTGCACGCTGAGTTTGCGGCCCGAGGGCAGCACCGCCACCCTTGAGTTCGAGGGCGTCGTGTCCGGCATCAGCTGGCAGATCACACCGAACTCGTCGAAATTGTCGGTGCAGCTTGAGGACGGCGTGCAAACAGTGTCGTTCATCCTGAACAGCGCCACGTTCGGGGTGCTGGATCAGAACCGACTAGGATAAGGCTGCTATGGGTTCCGGTTACAAGACGTTTAACTCGGGCGACGTTCTCACCGCTGCACAAGTCCAGGGCTTCCTGCAAGACCAGGCAGTCATGTACTTCGCCGACGCCACAGCCCGCGACGCTGCGGTCACGTCACCAACCGAAGGCATGGTCGTCTACCTCGCCGACACGAACTTCATTCAGGTGTACACCGGCAGCGCCTGGTCGAACGTCATTGACTCGGGCGGCACGCCCGCTGGCGGCACAATGCCAATCGGCACGCTGCTGCCATACGCCGGCACCACTTCACCCGACACAAACGTCTATTTGCTGTGCGACGGGCAAGCGGTCAGCCGCACGACCTACGCTGACCTGTTCACGGTCGTGTCAACGACGTTCGGTGTCGGCGACGGTTCCACGACGTTCAACGTGCCCGACCTGCGTGGCCGAATCCCGATGGGCCTCGACAACCTCGGCGGCACGCCCGCCAACCGTGTCACCGACGCCAACGCCGATTCGCTCGGCGGCGCAGTCGGCTCACAAGACCACACTCTGACCGAGGCAGAACTACCGAGCCACGATCACAGCCTGGCGTCGCACACCCACTCGGTCAATCCGCCCTCGACGTCAGTGACGTTTGACCAAAACATCCGCAACACAAGCGGCTACAACACTGACGCCGGCACCCAGGCGGCCGCCTACTCAACATTCGCCGGTACGAACCTGACGGCTAGCGTCAACATTGCGTCGTTCACGTCAGGCTCAGCGAGCGGTGACACAGGCACCACAGGTTCGGGCGACCCGCACAGCATCCTTCAGCCGTCAATGGCAATCGGATACCTCATCCGAGCTACATAAACCGGAGAAAACCATGCTGCAACGAATGAAGGACTACCCGGCTCGCCTCCAAGCCGTCGTCGTCGCCGCTGTCGCGTTCGCGTCGTCTCTCGGCGCAGATATCGGTGCCGAAGGCACAGCAGCCATAGCGACGCTGTCAGCGGCTCTGATCGCCTTGTTCCTCGAGGGCCCGAAGCGTTCGTCGTGATCCGGTTCGAGGATTGGACGCTGCACGGCGTTTGGGGTTCGCCGCCTCGGTTTCGTGGACCGGCCGAGGCCGTGGTGGTGCATCACTCGGTGACGAACGCCGGCAGCGACGCCAAAGCCGCTGCACGAATCGTCGAGCACGTCATCCACCGGCGCGGCGGTTTCGCCATGATCGCCTACTCATACCTGCTGCACCCGGACGGCACCGTGTTCGAGGGCCGAGGCTCCGACTACCGGAACGGAGCCAACCGCAACGACAAAGGCGGCCAGTTTCACAACTCGAACACGGTCAGCGTGTGCTGCATCGGCGACTACCGCACCGACAAGATCACGCAGCCGCAGCAGCAAGCGTTCGCCCGCCTCATGTCCGACCTACGCAGGGACGGCATCATCACCGTCGACGCTGAGCTCCTGGCGCACCGTGACCTCGCCTACACGCAATGCCCGGCAGGCGCATACGACCAACTGCTCACCGAACCACAACCCGAGGTTGATATCGCCGCCGTGCTGCGTTACTTGCATTATTTGAGCGAGCAGGTCGCTGCTCGGCCGTTGTCGGCAGCGAAACGCTCAACTGGCGACGCCGTCAAGGTTGTGCAGGAACGGCTGGAAGCGAACGGGCACAACCCTGGCCGGATCGACGGCATCTTCGGACCGAAAACAGCAGCGGCAGTTGAATCGTTCCAGCGAGCAGCCGGGCTCACTGTGGACGGCATCGTCGGACCGGCGACCTGGACAGCGTTGCTGTCGTGAGCGCTCAGGGTGTGGCAAACTGAGCACCATGGAAGCGAAACTCGCGCACCTCGAGGCCCGTGTTGACGGCCACGACGACGACATCAAGCGCCTGATCGCGAACGACGACCGCCTGTTTGACCGCCTTGACAGGCAGTATCAGTGGACCCTCGGGCTGCTGGTCGCAATCCTGATCGCCGTGATCTCGACGCTTGTGGGCGTTCTGCTGTAGGAGCAACCGATGGCACTTGCCGGCAAATACAACATGACGATCGACCAGGGCGCAACGCTGTCGCAGCAGTGGACGTACAAGGACAGCGACGGCAACCTCGTCGACTTGACCGGCTACACGGCCCGGATGCAGGTACGGCAGACGGTGCCGTCTACGTCGACGATTCTGGATTTGACGACTGAAAACGGCGGTATCACCCTCGGCGGCGCAGCGGGCACGATCGACCTCGCCATCACTGCTACAGCGTCCGCAGCGGTCGCTGCTGGCGAATACGTGTACGACCTCGAGCTCGTCACGGGCTCAACAGTTGAACGGCTCGTGATGGGCACGTTCACTGTCCGAGGCGAGGTCACCCGATGACCGACGTAAACATCACCAAAGTGTCGAACACGGTCACTGTTGCCGAGGCCGATAACGCTGTGACAGTCACGGCACCCGGCCCGCAAGGCGCGCAAGGCGCAACCGGCCCGACTGGCCCGACCGGCCCGGCTGGCCCCGCAGGCCCAGCAGGCGTACTCGGCCACACGACCTACATCGGTGGATTTCTTTTCAGTTACCAGTCGCTGACGCAATGGTCATCAGACTTTGCCGTCACGTTTACTGCACCAGCCTCGGGCAAAGTGCTGCTCAGTTGTCAACTAACGACGTTCGGCTCCGCAGGCCGGTTCCAGTGGCAAGAACTGAACACTTCAACCGACCACGGCGAGCTGCAATACATTCGAGACAACGCAACCGACGACAACTCACGCTGGCTGTCAGTCATCGTCACTGGTCTGACTGAAGATCAGAGCTACACGATGGTCCCGGCAACTGGTCGCTGGTCGGGCGGCACAGCGTACTTTTTGGGCGGTCGGCCTAATAACTACGACGCGTACTACTACGCAGTAGCGATCGGATTGCCATCATGAGACACCGTTTCGTTCACAACCCCAACGACCCGCTGCCGTTCCTCGACTATCCCGACGGTTGGGAAATCACGACCGAAGAACGCCAAATCGTGTTTCTGTCGCCCGACGATATGTCGGAAGAACAAGCACGAACGATGTACGAGGAACTCATCCACGGCCCGACACCGCTTGATCAGGCAGGTTCGCTCGCCACGCTGCTCGCTGTTCTCAGCCTTGCCACAGTCGAGGACGCTGCGAACGCTGTCGATTTGACGCCGCAGCAGTTGGTCGACGAGGCCGACGCGTGGCAGGCAATGAAGGGCACGCCGTAACATTCCCACACATGACACACACCGCTGATAGGGTGTGGAACATGACTGGAAAACAACAATTACAGGCGTTGGCGAAGCCGTTCCCGCAGTCGCTCATCGAGCGAGCACCGGGCGGCTTCGGCGACTACGTCAAATGGTCCGTGAAAGTCGAGAAACTGCTGGCCACGGTCGGCGCGTTCGACTGGGAGATCGTCCGGGAGATCACCGACCCGGACGGCACGATCACCGGCTGCGTCGGACGGCTCACTGTCGAGGTAGACGGCCGCACCGTGTCAGTCGAGGGTGCCGGCGACGTGGAACGGCCGGAGATCATCGGCAGCAACGGCACGAGGCTCAAGCACGCGGAGTCGGACGCCATCGGCCGAGCCATGACCAAAGTCGGCCTCGGGCTGCACTTGTGGTCACAGGACCGCTACCGCCTCGACCGGGCGCTCGACCGAAACGAGGGCGACAATGAGTGACCTGTGCCAAGAATGC